TAATCTATTAACGCTGCTAAGAGTTCTTTATTATTTACATAATGTTCTGATTTCTTCTTAGCCATAACATTAATATACCCTGTTTAATAATTGTTTATATTATAACATTATTTACTCGACTTGACAAGGTAGTAAATTATATGTACAATACCCTTTGTAAGGGGTGAAGAGATAATATTAGGTTTCTTTATTGAGCTTATATAAGTCTTCTAAAAGCTTACGAGATTTTTCTACTGTAGATATATAACCCATCTGATCACTTATTTTTACTTGTCCATCTATTGCTATCTCCGTATCTTCATCATTTAAATATCTTTCATAAAAGTGAATTACTTGTTGGTCTTTAACTTCACTCATAGTAATAATTTTATCAGGTTTAATTAAATATAAATCTTCTTCAGCTAATTCTAACCAAGGTTTTACTTTCACATAATGCCCTGTACCATTAGATAACATTTTCATTATCACAGGACTTTGAAGCATTATAATTGGATCCTCATCAGTTTGCTCAATAGAAATTAATGCGAAGATTTCTTCTCCTGTTATTAATTTTATAACTCCGTGAAATTCTTCTTTCATCATTTCTTTATTGGAATATTTACAATATCATAATTAAAGTTCTCTTCATTATAAATTTTTATCCTTTCAATTAAATGATTTAGAGTGTAGTTTTTTCTAGACTTTGTACTAATATCATCGGCAATATCATATAGAGTAGCCTTAGATTTTTGATTACCTTTTCTAAGAACCCTTCCGATAGATTGTAAGTTTCTGATTCTAGATTTAGAAGGAGAAGCGAATATTATGTTGTGTAGATTTTTGATATTAATCCCAGTCGAGAAGGTTCCGTAGGATGCAACGATAATCGCATTATCCTCTTGCTCAGTGATTTCTCGAACTTTCTCTCTGTCTTCGGTGTCCACTCCACCATGAATAAAAAAGACATGTCTCTGTTCTACAGTATTACTATTTATCATCTCATATAAAGGTTCTCCGTGTGCTTCTACTCTTGCAAATAGGATAAGAGTATTACCTTTAAGATCAAGTGCTAAGTTTCTTATAAACCTATTTCTTGTTTGATGACCTATAATATATTGAACTTCATCTTCAAAAGTTTCAAATTTATTCGGTGGGTGTTTCAATAGAAGCACATTGATATCCAGTTTTGCAAGATGCCCTTTCTTCATTAGCTCGTCAGTTTTAATGATCTTATAGGAAGGTCCAAACAATCCCTCAAGAACTAATTTATGAGTTTGAGATCCATCAAGAGTTCCTGTGAATCCATAACGAAATTTAGCATCTGCCAACTTAGTCATTATAGATACTAGTGACTTCGACTTAAACTGGTGAGCTTCATCTCCAATCACAACTGAGAATCTCTCAAAATATTGACGAGGGAGTTTGTAGATGGATTGCCAGGTAGTAATGATAACTTGAGAATCTGTTTCTCTTTCTCTGCCAGCGTATATCTTATGACAATATGAACCAACATCCCATCCATAGTCTGCAAAGTCTTTATACATTTGCTCTACGAGCGATGTCGTTGGAACAATTATCAGAGTATTTTGTTTTCTTTCAACGAAATATCTCACAATCGAATATATCATCAACGACTTTCCAGAAGCAGTTGGAGATATCAGCAATTTTCTATTATGTCGTAAAGCGTCGTATACTCCATCAATTTGATAATCTCTAGGTTTATACTTAGAGATAGCATTCATATAATCCTTTACACCTTCTTTTGAGATAGTTGGATTTACCTCAAAAGGTATTCCATAATGTTTATTATCTTTAAACTCGTAAGTATATTTCTGATCTTTACAAAATTGAACTATCTTATCTAATAGTCCAACATATATTTCCCCTTTCTGAATATTAAATAATCGTATCTTGCCATCCCAATATTTCTTTTGATAGTGTGGCATAAACTTTGCACCAGGCACATCAAAAGTAAACTGATCAGACAGTTCATAATATACATGAGTCTCTGCTTCTATGTGCAGATAAACCTCATTCTTTTTTGATATAATCAAATGACTCATAATCCTATACCAATGTAGGATTATTTAGAGTCTTTATTTTTCACTCATTCCTATTGGTCCTTTTCCCTTTTTAATATTTGACATTCTTTTTTGATTGTCTTTTATGGATTGTCTTATACTACGAGAATTTGATTTACTTTGTTTAATATTCACAGATTGCATATAAAGATCACCTGGATTCCATTTGTGTGGTTCCTGTTTTAATGTACTAGGATCTTTAGTAACAGTAGTTAATTCTGCTTTGGTTTTCCTAAACATTGGAGTAGGTTTCCTACCAGTTTTTTCATAATCAGTTATTTTATCTGCTTGCCCAGATCTTCTTAATGCTTTATTTCCCTTTCCTCTACTACCAGTAATAGCACCCATAGGACTCTTATCACCAGCACCACTTATTTTACGCTTATATTCACCACCTTTAAGATTGCCTTGGAATTGAAGATCCTTTGTTCCAGTACTAACTCTACTACCAGTGCTACTACCTAAAGGTTTTACAGTTGCATTAAATCCACTATTCTTTGGATTAGATACTTGAGATTTTGCTAAGAGATTCTTTGCAGTACTTTGAGTTTGACTACTTCCCTTAACAGTTTTCTTTAATAATTTCTTCTCAAATTTAGCTGTAGATAATTTCTTTACTGCAGACTTAAATTTGGGAGCATACTTAACTGCTGCCTTGCGAAGTCCTTTAGACCCAAACTTCGCAAGAGCACCAGCAATACTTTCATTAAACTGATAAAAGGTTTTCATCCAACTATGGTATCAAACCATTCTTGAGTCATACCAGCAATAATCTTATCTGCTGCTTCATGATCTACAGCATACTTCTCTTCAATAAGATGTGCCACAACTTTTTTATAGTTCTCGTGGATTATTTTTGATTCTTTTGGAGTAGGTTTCATCTTCAATATTAGATCTACTCATATATTTATAATCTACATTCCTGCTTGGAACTTATTCCACTCTATTGCATTTTTAATTTGAAATGTTCTATTAGAAACATTCTTAATAATCTCTTCTAAAAATTTAAGAGTGGTGTCGTAATATCTTATTTTAAGATCTATCTTTGACATCTTCTCATCTGCTTCCATATACCTTTGTATGGCATCCTTTTCTCTTACCTTATACCCAAAAGGTTCTTCAACATAAACCTCTGCTGGTGCTCTTCCAGTGTAATAATTATGCCTTTCTAATCTTGTTTTATTATATTGTTCTCTTGCTTTCTCACGCAATAAAGTAATCGTATTATAAACTGTATAATACTTTGAATGTAATTGGGGAATCTTCAGTGATTCATCATGTAGATTATCAGGATCAATGACAGCATCACGCTCCCACATCTCCTGAATTTTGTCAAGATTCATAAACTACTTGTAAGATCGTATATAGTATACTTGAAAGATGCCTCTGCTGTAAAGTATTCAATATCGGCAGAAGTTGCATCAAAATCTAATGAAGATAATGATACTGGAAATAGATCGGTAAATTTAACACTTGCTATTTCTCTAAGATTGCTATTTAATATTTTAAGAGTGCCATCACAAAATGCTTCTTTCTCATCTCTTTGAGCAGCACTATCTGTTGTTAATTCTTTATATTGTTTAGTTGTTTCGGGAAAACCTAAACCCGTTAACCAATTATAAACTGACATATAATTTTCCATATTCTCATCAACTAAAAACCTAAGAGTGAAATCACCATAAGTTAATTTCTCACCAGGAATATCAATATCTTTTAGATATGTTGGTTGACTAGCAACTGCCAAAGATAACTCTGGTATTCTAGCACTATTTGAGAAAAAATCAACCTTTGGATACTTTGCAAGATTAAATTTAAAACCTATACCCGATAGATAATTTCTGTTTTGTATTTGTGTTACGAACGGTCCAGATGCAGCCATTATTAGTTTTATTTTTATTTAGATAAAAAAAGAGGATCCCGAAGGATCCTCTTGAAATAGAAAGATATAAATCTCTTTCTTACATAAGGTTAGTAACCT